GAACTACATTGGACCTAACTCCTTCCTTCGTGACCGTAAGACTGGTATGACCTACTCTCTTGACTGTGAGTGGTATGAGTTTACTGATATTCTCCTCCGCAACCTTCGTGACAAGTTTAAGGACATCAACTTCATTGGTATTCGTGTGCTTGAGTCCCGTGATGCTGGCAGTTTCATTCGCCGCTACTGTGGATACTTTGGACCTGAGCATGAGAAGACCATGAGCATTTGGAGGAAAGAGAGGGCGTTCACTATCAAAAAATCTGGATATCATTCTTACTTCGGTATTTCTGCTAATACCCTTTCCCAGGATGCTGACTTTGAGGTTGCTGAAGACGCCACTAAGACTCAAATTAAATCCGCATTTGCTAAGAGTCTCAAGTCTAAGAAAATGAATAAGAAGATTCTTGGTGAGTTTGTAGAACTTGTTGCCTAATAAATATCTAAAGGTAATCAATAGGAACAATGTCTAGATTCGGAAAATTTCTTGGCGTTAAAAAAGTAGAGGCTCCAGCACCTGCTGCCCCTGCGCCACCTGAACCTGTTGCCGCTCCATCTGAACCAGCAGAATCAGTAGCAAAACCAGTTTCATTTGAAGAAATGAACAAAGATGAATTGGAAGCATATGGTAGAGAGCATGGTGTTGAATTAGACAGACGCCGCAGCAGAAAAAGATTGATTGAGGAACTCAAAGAAATTGATGAATGAACCAGTTTCAAAACTGTCCACTGGGGGTCCTAGAGACCCCCTTTTTGATGTATAATAACTTCAGTTAAAACAAACGACTCAATGACCGTCTCTGTTGACTACATCCGCACTTCTCTCCAAGCAGTGTATGGAGAGTCCGTGACTGCCGCCGACATCCGTGCTTGGTGTGCTATGAATGGTTCTAATTACCAGACTGTCACTAATAAACTTAACGATTACAAAGTTGGTCGTGGTAAGTGGAACCTTACCGTTCGGGAACAAATGGAGCAAACCTACCAAGCACCTGCTGCAATTGTTCCCGCTCAGGAACAGCAAAATCTCATTCCCGAAAAAGATGATACCTTCGTCAAGTTTGGTAACTTTAGTGATATTAAGAAGATTATTCAGTCCAATCTTTTTTATCCTACATTCATTACTGGTCTGTCTGGTAATGGTAAAACGTTTTCTGTGGAGCAAGCATGTGCTCAACTTGGGCGTGAATTGATCCGTGTAAACATCACTATTGAAACTGATGAAGACGATCTTATTGGTGGTTTCCGTCTTGTCGATGGGGCAACTGTTTGGCATAATGGACCTGTCGTGGAAGCACTCCAACGAGGAGCAATCCTGTTACTCGATGAAATTGATCTTGCTTCCAACAAGATTCTATGCCTCCAGTCCATCCTTGAAGGTAAGGGTGTGTTCCTGAAGAAGATTGGCAAGTTCGTTAAACCTGCTACTGGGTTCAATGTATTTGCTACTGCTAATACTAAGGGTAAGGGTAGCGATGATGGTCGCTTCATTGGCACCAATGTGCTTAATGAGGCATTCCTTGAGCGATTCCCAGTAACCTTTGAGCAGGAGTATCCAACTCCTAAGACCGAACAGAAGATTCTTGAGGGTGTTGCCATGGATCTTGGTGTGGATGACAGTGATTTCTGTAAGCGTCTTTGTGACTGGGCAGACATCATCCGCAAGACCTTCTATGATGGTGGTATTGAGGAAATCATTAGCACCCGCCGCCTGGTTCACATCATCCGTGCCTACAGCATCTTCCAAGACAAGGCAAAGGCAATCCAAGTGTGTGTGAACCGATTTGATGATGAAACCAAACAAGCATTCCTTGAACTCTATGACAAAGTTGACGCCGACTTCCAACTCCCTGTGGAACCAGTACAAGAAGGTACTGTGGGAAACGTTTCCTGACCTTGAGAACATCTGTGACTGGGCAGATTGGGAGGGAAAAGGCACCTCCCTTTCCGCCAAGATTTACAACAACGAATATATTCTCAAGTCCAGGGAAGTTGAGATTTGGGATGGAAAGTCTTGCATATATAACAACATCATCTATCCAAAGACGGGTGAGAATCTACCCTGCTTCGGGATGGATTTGATGGGTTTCTTTGATAAGAAGGTTATTATTGTATTTGACTTCCAACACCCAGTGGAAAACTATTTGTTCTCTCATCCAGATCTCCCAAAGGCAGATGGTTCATTCAGATTCTTTGAACCTGGAAATCATTTCTCCGAAAATGTTTTTATTCGCAAATGCACAATGTCAGAAGTTAACAATTACCTTGATGACTTCCGATCCTATTTACAAGCGTACAAATGCATGTTAGAATTGGAGAAACCTAGTGGAACTTCCGCCAAACACACCTACAGTGATTTTGACAAATACATGAAAGAGTTGGATCCTGTGAGTGGATATCTTTCCAGCAAGTTTGGAAAGGAAAAGGCAGAATCACTAGTCAATGATTTCCTTTTCTGTTATGGTTAATTCCTGGTCTTTACTTTACGATGAACTAAAAATGGACGAAAACACTTTTTATGTTGATACTACACTTGATAACGTGATTCCTAACTCTCCTGCAACTCCATGGAAGTACAATGAAGAAGCAATCGTCAAAGAACTTCTTGAATACATCCGTGGCACTTATACCCAGCACTATTCTGCTGGTGATCAACAAATTCAAACGCTTGACCTGATTGAAGCGTGTGGCGATGGTGAGGCATTCTGTCGCAGTAATATTCTTAAGTATGCCTCCCGTTATGATAAGAAGGGGAGTGCTCGCCGTGACATTATGAAGATTCTGCACTATGCAGTGCTTCTTATGAATTTCAACGACAAAAACGCTGTCCGTGAAACTTACAATCAATGAAAACTAGGAACCCAATGAAATTCTCTGAAAAAACTCTCAACCTTCTCAAGAACTTTGCTTCTATCAATCAGTCAATTCTTTTCAAGAAGGGTAATACGATTCGTACCATGTCTGTGATGAAGAATATTCTTGCAGAGGTAGAAGTTGAAGAAGAGTTCCCTCGTGACTTTGCCATCTATGATCTGGTTCAGTTTCTGAATGGTATTTCTCTTTATGATAATCCTCAGATTGAATTTTCCAATGATTCCAATCTGATGATTCGTGAAGGAAAAGATCGTAAGACGAAATACTTCTTTGCTGATCCCAGTGTCATCGTGAGTCCCCCCGAGAAGTCTATTTCTCTCCCATCTCAAGATGTTTGTTTCAATCTTGACAGCAATCAACTTGCTTCTCTTCTAAAAGCATCTGCTGTTTATCAACTTCCCGATCTCTGTGCTGTTGGTGAAGCGGGTGTAGTTAAGTTGGTTGTTCGGGATAAGAAGAATGATACTTCTAATGAATATTCCATCACCGTTGGCGAAACTGATACTGAGTTCTGTTTCAACTTCAAGGTTGAGAATATCAAAATTCTTCCTGGAACTTATGAAGTTGTAATTTCCGAGAAACTTCTCTCCCGTTTCGTGTGCAAAAACTATAATCTAACTTACTATATCGCTCTGGAACCTGATTCCAGTTTTGGTTGATGAAACACATCCTGTTCACCCTTAAGGGGTGCTCTATGGTTCTTCTAGATGATGAGAAGTATGTTAGAGATGTGGTGTACCATGCTAGTGTGAAGTGTCAGTCTACTTTGCTGGCACTTAATTCACACAAGTTTGATCCCCAAGGTGTAACTTGTGTTGCTATGCTTGCTGAATCACATATCAGTATTCATACCTGGCCAGAATTGGGTATGGCAGTTTGTGACGTTTTTACCTGTGGGGATCACACAGATCCACAAGCAGGTGTAGAATACATGAAACAGGTGCTTCATGCATCTGATATTGTTTCTAACGAATTTAATAGACCATTGGAATGAATATCTTTGTCACGAATCCTTTCCCCGCTGAAAGTGCTATCTGTCTTCCCGACAAACACATTGTCAAGATGCCGCTTGAGTGCTGCCAAATGCTTAGCATTATTGCTTCTCCCTGGTATCATGATTATGGGACTCTTCCCAAACAAGACGGCACTGCCTACAAGACAGAAAAGGGTGCCTTCCGTAATCATCCCTGTACTAAATGGGCGGCAGAAACGGTAGACAATGCCTACTGGCTTATCAAATGGGGATTGAATTTGTGCCAAGAGTATACTTTGCGTTATAATAAGACACACTCCTGTGAAGGGACACTGACTCATGCCTACTATCTTTTCCCCAAAGGTAGACTTGATGAAGTGACACCATTCGCACGGGCAATGCCTGAGGAATACAAGTTTGATACTAGTATTTCTACTTTTGACGCATACAAGATGTATATCGCATCCAAACCTTGGGTGAAAGACAACTATCTTCGTATGCCCCAACGTAAACCAGAATGGGTATGAACT